TTATCAGCAGCCGATACACGAATTGTCCATGTAATACCATCAGGTGAAGTCATTACCCTATCACCTGTACCCGACATAGCTACAGCAACAAATAAAGATAATTCTGGACTCCAACAAACAGAAGTCCATTCATTATCAGCAGCCGATACACGAATTGTCCATGTAATACCATCAGGTGAAGTCATTACCCTATCACCTGTACCCGACATAGCTACCGCACAGAATAAAGATAATTCTGGACTCCAACAAATAGAGTACCAGTTGTTATCAGCAGCCGATATACGTGAAGTCCATACATGAAGCTTTGAAGCCATAATAATCTCCTTTGATTAACCTTTTAAGCTACCTTGGATTGCCACTAGTGGCAATCCAAAGTAGGAAAAAGGTTAATCAAGTACGTAGGCAATAAACCCATCAATCGTATCATTTGCTGCTGGAACCCCAACCATAGTTAACACAATTGTTACCCCTTCCTGGGATTCAAAAAGTTTATTACCACCAACTGCCAGTACAGCAGCAACCGTGCCTACAAGAATTGTGCCAGCAGTCTCAGCAACAATACCATCATCCAAACCATCAGGATCAGCAGCAACAGCCGCAGCATCAAGATCAGTATACCCCATCCACCCGATGTCAAGGGTAGCACCACCAACGGTAAGATTATGATAAAGACTACTCAAACGCCCAATCAATCTTACACGACCGGCGGGGAGCTTACACAGATGAACAAAGTCCCCCGCAGTTCCTTCCGCTACCTGTAAATACGTCACCTTAGCATAACGAATTTTGCCATGATGCGCTACAGGAGACAACGGCACTTGAGGTACAGCAAGAACTTTTGTCATTTCAGTAGAATAAAATGTTGTCATGACTTACCTCCTTAATCCGGTGTCTCATCACATCCGATTTCGACAACCTTGACTTCTTCCATACGAGTTGCCCCGATAGTCATGCCGCACCAGACTTGTGTGGTATAGTTTTTATCTGCTCGTTCAGAAATCTTGGTATGAATATCAGCACCAAGACCAAGAGCAATGCCACTTCTTGCCCATGCAAAACACATAGCAATATCAGAAGCAACAGAAATTCTTTGTGAACGAATGAAAGTAAATCCCATATACTGATCTACTTCCCCTTTAACCAATGCCTTTACCGTATTGTAATCGGAACTCGTAACCTGAGTTGTTGCAAGCAAATCCTCAAGTTGTTTACCCCGACAACAAATGAAAAGCTCCTCATCCTCATCTACATCGTTTGACCAGAACAAGCCTTTTGCTGCGATGAGCTTAGTGACCGTAAGGCCGGTATTATCTTCTGCAATCTTCTGTCCAGACGGAAGAGAGGTTGCAGTACCACCGGCTTTACCTGTATAAGCTGTCCCACGAGCTGCCGCTATAATTAGATCATCTATAGTACGGCCGAACGCATTTACAGCATTTACAGCATAGGGGCTTGTTGGATCAATCAGAGTACGGACTAAATCCTCTTTATCGACAAAATCTGCCCACACATAATCCGCAAGAGAAACTCTACGTCTTGCGTGTGGGGTGTCGGTTTGAGGAGTGTCCATGTGACGAGTCGTCTTGAGCTGTGCCGTTGTTGCAGCGATCTGATCAAAAAAAGCATTTTCACCAACAACAGTTTCATTACGAACGGCGCTACGAAGGCGAGAACCTTTCTGCTGGCTGAGCAAATCAACATTAGCTTTATATTGCTCGACCATTGCAGTAGTTATTTCTTGACTCATAATTGGCCCTCCTGTTAATAGTTAGAAAACTTACCTTTGCCGAGGGTAGTCTCCTAAGTTAACTCAGGAGGCCCAATTAATACATTTTGCAGGGGCTTGGGCCTAATCTGCACAGCCAGCTTTGCTGGACTGGATTGCCACTGGTGGCAATCTAAAGGGTTGCTACACCCGTAACCATTTCCGGAATAGGCTTCGTACCATGTAACTGTTGAGTTAGCGTGGCAACCTTTTGAACCATACTTTTATGTTCAGGATGCGTACCATCAAGATACGCTTTATGTGCCATAATACTTGAAATTTCTTCCTGTACTGACGATTTAGATTTAATGAGTGCGCCAGTAGATTTATCTAATCCTAAATCCTCAGCCATCATGTCTCCGACCTTAAACATAGCACGAATAAAAGCCGGATTCTTTTTTATACCCGAAGTCGTTATCAACTCCATAAATTCCGAACCACCGATTTCTTGCATGGCTCGCTGCGTCAAAACCTTTTTACCATCATACGCAGCACCATATTCAGTTCGTAATTGAATCTCAGTATTAATGCCCTCTTGTTCTGCGAACTTCATGGTTTCATTATATTTATCAGACGTTTGTTGTGTGAATTTGGTATATAAAGCTGTTGCCTGTTTATCACTCAGACCCAACTCATGTGCTGTTTTCCGGAACCAAGAAGAATCTTTCTCTAAAGATTCTTTAATTATAGGATTAATATCTGCTGCTGCCTGGAGTACATACAACTCGTCAGTTTCAGGTCTGCCAAGTTTATTATACAACTCCATCTGTTCTTCATCTGTAGTAGGCAGTTTTATAACATCTGCGCCAACTAATTTCTTAGTATGCACAAATGACTTAGCCACATTTACAGGCATCGGAATCATTTCTGATTCATCTTTAAAGTCAATTAATGATGGTTCAGCTTTCAATTCATCAGGTAACTTCGAGTGCCAAGTTTCTACTGGTGGAACTACTGGTGGAACTACCGGTGGAACTACTGGTGGAACTACCGGTGGAACTGGTGGAACTGGTGGTGTAACCAGAGGGGGTAAATTTGGCATCCTAATCCTCCTTCGCCAGATCAACAATATCTTCTGGCTTTAGTTTTAATATGGTTAATATTCGTAACACTACGTTACGTTCTCCTGCCATTCTTGCGAGTTCAATAGGGTCTGAATCAAACCCAACATCAAACACATGATGCGCCGCACACATATCTTTAAGTACTTCTTTTGAATGTAATCCATCAATACTGAATACTTCCATATATGCTCGGTATCTTTTTTTATTAAGCAGATCTTGTATTTTATCTTGGATTGCCACTGGTGGCAGTCTCCTTATTGTAGTGTCCCAAAAGCTCCTTCTGGCATCATGCCAGCTTCTTTTGCTGTAGCGCCTGCTCGTGCCATAGCATCTGTACCCTGTCCAGAAGCTCTAAGATTCTCAGATTCTTCTTTTTTCTTCTGTGCTTCTGCCCTGTCTCGTCTTGTCTTCTTAACATCATTCTTACTATTAAGAAATTTTTGACTAATACTAAACATATCAAATACACCACGAGACATTTCATCAGTATTAAACACATCCAATATTTCAGGATTCATTTTAATCAAAGGTTCAAGAACACTAAAAGCTCTCATAAGACCATTGGCTTCTACTTGTTCCTGTGCCCTTGCGATAGGTGATGTATATACAATTTTAACTGGTTGTTCCCTTAAAATCTCAGGCATAGGTGGGAATTTACCAGCTCGATTCAACAAACCATAAACTCTCTTCACCATAGGCCCGAGAAATTCAGTTTGAATACGACCTAACAACGGCCCCATTAATCGTAGTTTTTCTTCTGTTCGTTGCATAACTTCAGTAGCAGTCATTTGTGGGCCAACATGTAACTGTAATTGATCTACATAAAAGGCTTCACGGATACGTTTATGTAACGACTCCATATATTCTAATCCTATACCAGGATTTCCGGTAGGTAGAATATCAATATCAGTTTTCATACTAATTCTACCCTTACGATAGAAATTAAGTCCACCTGGAGTTGTTCGTAAAGGTCTTAGGAATCCAGCATCAGGAAGTATAAGAGCTGGATCGACAGTCTTTTGTGCTGCACGAATTGTAACTTGTGCTACTTTCTGACACATCTTATTATCTGGTAAAGCCGTTGAACCTGGCCCACGACCATATGTCTCAAAAGATTCTTTATAAAATCTTGCTGCCATAAAAGGAAGCTCATCATATCCACCTTCATGCATGATATGTTTTTCTTTTTTCTCAATATAGATAGACGCATAAGGTTTTTCAATAGAGTTACTGGATAACATATCATGAGTTTCACGTGGTAATATAATATGAAAACATTCAATTTTTGTATCAAGTTTATTGTCTTCAACATACTTTTTAGTCGTAAGTGATAAATTATCTTTTCCGAACTTCTTTACTAACTGTTCGACTGTTCGATTATATTTTCTATATAAGGTATCAATGAAACCATATTGATTTTCTACGAAGTAACACTCATACAATGGAAGGGATAAAAAGGATAAAGAATCTTGTTCAAGTATTTCTTCTACAAACATACAAAGATTACCAAACGCCCCGTAAGATAGATATGATTCGTGAGCAGCAGTAGAAAATCCAGCAGATGACTTATTGATTTCGTGGTACATTATCTTAGACACGTCATCAAGATACATAGCTACTTCACGAATATCATTAAATCGAAGGTCGACTGGCATGAACTGCGCCCACTGATTTGCTGAAGAAGTAAGAAGAGAGAATAGGCCGGAGGAAAGAAGTTGATTAGCATGAATAGCTACGGAATCATATACTTTCTGCATACGCTTTTCACCGGAGGTAGGAGTATAAATGAAATTAGCGTGTTCAGGATAAGTTCTTTCTGCTATTTCCTGCCACATATTATCAAAATTAGCACGATCAGTGTAAAGACCTTCTACTCTCCTACAATGCCATTCGACTTCACTTGGTGTTAACTTAGGCATAATATCTCCTATAACGTTCTTGTCGAACGCTTTAAGCGAAAGAACCGTCTTTCTTCAACGGTGCGTGAAGCATTTGTTCGAGGTCAATATTGACAAGTTTGTGCTTCTGCATAAATTTCTCAATGTTAAGTCCTTTTGGGGATTCCGCAAGCTCACGAGCTTCTTTAATGATTCCAGGATTCAGACCGCCACTGGTGGCAATCTGCTTTTTTAACTGCTTTACTTCTTTTGTTTTACTCCCCAACTTACCCGCCAGTTTAGTTATTACGTTTTCAGGTGACTCTTTCTCTTCTTTTTCTTTAGTTACATCCGCAAAATCAAAATTATTACTATCAGATATTTCATTTGTTGCACTCATCATATACCTCCAGTGTTATTTAGATTGCCACCGGTGGCAATCCAGTTTATAAATTTACTACTACCATATCACACTTTTAAGTGAATGTCAAGAACTATTTTTTCAAGCATCTAACTTAAATAATCATCAAATTCATTCCATTGTTTGTTCTGTTCTTCCATTAACTCCAGTTCTTTATACTCTTGTATAGCATGAATTTGTGGTATTATGGAAGAGTCTCTACGCATACCTACGCCCCAGGCTAACTGTCTGAAAGCATCAGCAAAATGTTTAGACCAGTCTTTAATTGGAGAGTCACCAAAAGTTTCCTTTTTCTCATCCCATTCACGTCTATAAGATTTAAGAGCTTCTACACCATCTTCGCACTTTTCTGCATCAAACCAACACAAAGGTATTAATTGACGCATAGCGTTGTGTCCTTCTGACAGCGCATTCTTATCAGCTACACCCATTCTTGGTATGGTGGTTATATTTTTTAAACCTAAATCTTCAAACGTTTCTCGTCTTGTTCTACCAGTACTATACTCATGTACCTCTACATCATGAGGAAAGAAATGTTCTTCGTAAGTATATGGTTTTTCATTTAGTATATTAACATAATGACCCGCTGGTTTACGGTTTTTAGAATAGACATCTATTAGCCAAACCTCTTTACCAGAGAACTGTACAAACCATATCGTATTAGTATCATCAAAACCTATATCCCACGCCGTAGTTACTGGAAGATTGGGCTCCCAGGGTACTCTACGTATCCGCTTATCTTCAGCGGCTTTAGTCATCAAATCACCGAGTATAGCGCCGACAAGACCAGCATCAAATGAACAGTGATACTCTTGCTGTATAAGTTCTTCCGGCATACCGGACTGTCGTTCTATCTCTATATCTTCTTCAGTGATAACAGGAGAACCATCATGGCGTTTAGTGTCTGTTATTGTAAGGAGTTCATGAAACCATAAATCAGATTTCTTAGCAAGCTGATACATCTTCCATAGAGCATTCTTACCTCTTGGAGTTCCATTGAATAATGCCCACCCCTTATTTTCTACAAGAATTGGTCTAAGATAATTCCACGCTGCGGGTTTATGTAAAGAGAACTCTGAGAAAATAACACCAATAGGATTAGAACCAACAATAGCATCAATATTATCAGAACCCATCATACGGATAAAAGAACCGTTGACGAGTTCAAGAACCATTTGTTGATTTTCTTTTCGTTTAATGAGGTCATCAGGAAAGTGGTCTATGAATCTAAAACCAGATGAGTCAGTACCTTCCCATATAATGATACGTGCTTGCTTATAATAAGGTAATATATAGAAATAAGTACCTACACGTTTGAAGGCTTCACGAGCAAGTATATTAATAAAAGTCTTGTCCTTGCCTGCCCGCCGATGCCATATAACAACACCCCTATTAAAACCTTGTGGTAGGGCATTATAGATAGCCTTTTGATGTTCGTAAGGTTTGAAGTTATATGGTATCTCTATTTGCAT